GGAGCAGACATGGGCTGCACACCACAAACGTCGTATGCCATTAGGTTGGGCATAGCACGACGAACGAGGCTGATGAGAACGGGATCAAAACCAGCGTAGTTGCTGGAGTTACCTGAAACAGCACCGCCACCGAGGTTACCACCAAGAGCGTTCATGGGGGTTTCGGTTAGGTTCTGCTCACGAAGAGCCTTCTCTTCGTTTTCGAGAAGGACAGCGGTGACCTTTCTCTTATAAGGATCTTGAATTGGCTCAAGATCGCTATGTTCTAGAATGGGAGTCCACTTTTCTTCAAGTGAATCCATTGGTGTGATGTTATCGAAATCCATTTTGACTTCTCCTTTGTTAGTTTATTTGATTCAGCGGGTTCTAGCGATTGCGTTTGCGTAACCTTCCATAATCGAGTTAGTCTCGGTTACGGTAGGTGTTCCTTCGTTGTTGTCGTCGGCAACAGTTTCTGTATCGACGGCATCATTGAAGTATGATTCCTTGACAATATTGAGTTTTTCAGCGTACTCATCGATGTCGGCATGTTCGATACCTTCTGCAAGGGTCTTGAATCTTTCGACTTCAGTGTCAACAAGACCTTCGCACATATCGTGGAACACGATCTCACGCTGGAACTCAAGAAGATTCTCGGATAGATCCATAACTTTCTGGATCTCATCGTTGAGTCTGGTGACGAGTTCCTCGTTCTCTTCAGCGAGTTCGTCAACAAGGTCAACCTTGCTCTCGGGAACTTCGATGTAGTGATCGTGGAATAACTGGTGGAGTCCATTCATGAATGACTCACTGACTTCGGTACGAATGCCCTGCTCAACAGAGAGTTCGTTCTCCTGTAGCCAAGTCTGGACTGCGTAATCGAGATACTCATCAATCTTGTTGGTGAGTTCTTCGGTAACTTCAGCAACTTCCTCGGCGAGAGCAACGTTATATGCCTCTTCGAGTTCAGCGACTTCGGCCGAGACCTTCTCAGCAATAGCAGCCTCGAAGATGGTGATTGCCTTTACCTTGAAATCTTCGGTAAGATCTTCACCATCAAAGAGAACGCTTAGATCCTCAGTGACGCCACCACCAGCCTGGTTTCCACCAGCGGGGAGGACTTCAGGAACCTTCTTCTCGGGTTTGGCCGCAGAGGGCTTAGCGTCGATGCTCTTCTTGTTCTTCTTTGCGTTGTTTGGACCCTCATCGGTGTGAACCTCATCACCCTTGCCGGTGGCGTCCTTGTTGTATGTTTCTGAGTCAAGAACTGGTTTCTCTTCGTCGATTGACTCGATCTTTTCGAGAATAGTTCTTGCTGTGTCTACGGGATTCTGGCTCATGAAAGGGACTCCTTTTTATTCGTTGCTAGCGTCATTATTTATACTTTTCCAAGTTTTGACATGAAGGAAGCGTATACTTCCATCAGTTTAGTTTCTCTGTTTCTTTGTGTGGTATACGCATCTTCAATATCCTCTTGGAAAGACTGAATATCTCTCTCCTTGAGAAGACCGTTATCCCAGATCCACTCCTTACCTTCCATGATACCGTTGACAAAGGCATCAGGAGCAGAAGGATCTGCCACAATATCTACTGCGGAAAGCATGAAATCCTTTTGGACTTCGTTGATTCCGTTTCTCTCCTTGAGTGATCCCATACCTCTAGAGGATACACCAAGTTTGGCACCCTCATCCATAAGGTTCTTTACGATCTTACCCATAGGAGTTTCCATGATTTTTGCTTTACCTACAAGGTTATCGCCGTCTTCTTTGAGTTCTTTGATAATGTGTGATACACGATCAAGGTTTACGGTTGGACCTTGTGGGTGGTTGAGTTCACCGAACGCTCTGTTCTCATCAACATAAGTCTTGATATAACGCTTTGCTTCTCCGAAAAGAATGTTTCTTTCGTAGATGCGGTTGTTTCGATTAGGCTTGTTGGCTTGCATGAAGACACCTTCGATGAAGTAGTTCTTCTTGCCATCTTCTGTTGCTTCCGTGATAATACGGACATCATCAGTTGTAGTTTCGGTGATAAGTAGCATGTGCTATTCCTCTTCTTGTGGTTTTTCGATTTCTTCTACCTCATCATGACTTGGGTATTGACTCTTAATACCATTTGCCATCTTGGCATATAGAATATCTTTGATATTTTTCTCTGCTTCGACGTAATTTTTATCTAGTAAATTATTTATAATTTCAGCCGGTTTCATTTGGATCCTCGCTTTCGCTGTCATCAACTTCAATATATTCTCGCTCTTCGTCCTCAATCTCTTCGATTTCGGGTTCTTCGACCTCTGGTTCTTGCTTGGTGACTAGATTTGCCACAACGTCTGGGGTGATTGCCCCTGTGGCATCTTGAACCTTCATCTTGAAAGTATCACCAAATGTTTGCTGAAACTTTTCCATGTTGTCGTCAAGCATACTCTTTAATAGTTCTTCTGCTGGTTTCATAGTTCATCCTCTGTAGGGGGAGGTGGTTCCGCCGCCATTTCTTTAGCGATTTCTTCCATCTCCTTTTCACTTTGCTTTAAAATATTCTTTCGTACCCAGTTATCTGAGTAGAATCTTCCGAGATATGGCTCTACGCTTTGAAGCATCTCAAGACGCTCTCGCATAATCTCTGCTTCTTTGAGTTCTGTAAAATAAGAGTCCTTCTGATAATCAAAGTAGATATCTTGAACAATCCTATTCCAGTCATCTTCTTTCATAATACCCTTGAGAAGACATTGAGTTCTCATCAACTGAATAAACAGATCCGAAAAACGTTGACGAAGACGATCGATAAACTTGAAGAAGTTCAGTTCGTCTCGGCTGATTTCAGAAGATCGTCCCATGTTGAAGCCGTTTTCTGCATCCATTCGGGAGGTAGGGACATGAAGGGCGCGATATACTTTCTTGAGGAAGTAATCAACATCTTCCATCTCACCGAGGTTCTGTCCACCATCAAGAGTGCTGATTTCAGTTCCTCTACCACCTTCTCGCCTTGGTAGCCAATAATCTTCAAGCATGTTCATATGCTTACGATCATCTTTGATCTCACCAGTGCTGGCATCATAGACCAACTTGTTCTGGTATCGATTCATGATGTCCTTGAGATACTGTTCTGCCTTCTGCTTGGGTAGGTTACCTACGTCAATATAGAAGATACGACGCTCTGGCGCACGGGAGATACGATAAACTACAGTGGCATCTTCTGTCTGTCGAAGCATGTTCAATGGACGGATTGCCTTCTGAAGATATCCAACAACTCGCTTGGTTCCTGAATCAATAATACCAGAGTGAACATAACAGATAGAATCAGGAGCGATCTTCAATCCTGACTGTGATGTCTGGAAGGAGGACTGCTTGTCTAGGTTTGTATAAAGATAAAACTCTTGAACGTTTTTAACAACGGCAACTTGAGTTCCATTCACACTCTCTTGTGCTTTCTGAACGTTACGAACTTTCTTAATTTTTGCTGGATCAATAGCACGAAGTTCAATGATACCTTTATTCTTATTTGATTCATCTAGAATAATATGGTAATAGATCTTGCTATCGATGTACCATCTTCTAAAAATTTCATATGCTTTTTGATTAAACTTGAGTAGTCTAAGTATTCCCTCAAACTCATCCTTCATTTTATTTTTGATAGAAACTGGCATATCAACTTTATCTAAATCAATAGAGACTATTGTTCTGTCTTGACCGTGAACAATAGCCTCTGTTGTAATATCATCGATCGCAAGATCGACTTCGGGATATAGTGCCATACTTCTGTAACGGGCGATCAGATCATTTTCTGATTTGAAACCACCCTGAAAGTCAACGTACTGACCAAAAACTCCACCACCATCTACGGTGAATGTTCCATCATATTCGTCTGGACCAACAAATGACGCTGCTTTTGAGTCAGCGCCATTTGTTGATTTTCCTGTTAGTTTTCCATTACGACCAATGGTAAAACCAAATAAATCAATTGCCATCTAGATTCTCCGTTCAATAATAAATAAATCAAATATCAATCAAAGGTCCAGTGATCGAACCCGATTGTAACACTAAACTCAGCAACTGCATCGGTAGTGTCATAAGAAAGATCAATGGTTCCAACTTCGATTGGCCAACAATCAATGAGTTTGATTGTTTTACCAGCGGGAATATCACTACCTAGAGAAGTGTTGTTAGCAAGAGCGACACTCAAAGGAGCAACAGTCCACTGAGCATAAGCCAAACCTCTTGTGGTATCCTCTAGACCCATGAATGTTTGTGACCATTCGATGAACTTCTCATGAATAGCATTTTCTTCATCACAAAGAACACTGATAGTCCAATCAGGGAAAGTTCTATCTCCTGCTCTCTTTACTTCTCTTCCCTTGAAAGGTACAGTGACAGTACCAAGTGAAGCAGAAGGCATAGCAGCGGTTTTGATTAAAAGACTTTCGTCTTGTGTTAATGTAAAGCCGTCACTTGATGTGACTGTATAAAGATTTGGTCTGATACCTTGACCAAATTTTCCTTTAAAATCTCCTAGTGCCATTTAAACGCTCCTTTGTTCTAGTATGTATCAGCCTTCTGAGAAGAATGATCCTGAGTTGTTTGCGACGAAGTTGAGTTTGACGAACTGAACTGACTTGGTGGGCTGTAGGAAGATGTCACATACGAACTCACCTCTATCTACGACCGAGCCTGGGTTGTTTGATTCGTCACAAACAATCCTATAGTTTTCAAGACCTCTCTTGTTTTGAACCTCTCTTAGAACTGGATCGATTTGGTTCACGAAACTACGTCTAGTGAACGCATCATTTTGTTCAAAGAGAATGAAGTTTGCTGATGTAGCAAAGGACTTCTCTAGGATGTTAAAGAGTCTTCTTACTTGGATTCTATCAAAGGCACTTGGCTTAGTCTGAAGTGTCTTGTCTCCCCAGAGAACTGTACCAGAGCCAGGGAAGGCTACGACGTTGTTGATTCCAGCAGAGTAGATAAGATCTCTCTGTGCCTTGGATGGGTTGAATGCTAGTTTATTGACATTCAAGATGCTACCTCTAGCATAACCACCTGGCGAGAACCAAGCACCGAAGTCGGTTTCTGTTCTGGCAAGAAGTCCAGCGATGTCACCATTTAGCGGAAGCCATCTGGTGATACCGTTGTAACTATCGCTCTGCTGCTTCCAGTTACCATCCATTGCAGCGTATGAAGTGTCTCTATTGAGATCATTGTTCCTAGAATCAATGACTGTCTGGAAGGTAACATCTGATAGAGTTGCTTTGTTGGCGAGTGATGCTGTATCGGCGAAACCAGAACCAACTGGCTGCGAGATGACTGCCATGCAATCCTTACGAGTAGCAGCGATATCAATGACCTTCCGGTTAAGTGCGTCGTCTGCGTCTCCTGCGATGAGGATACTCACATCAGCAACATCAGGATCGGCGAAGTAAGTGTCCCATGCGGTTTGCTTATTGGAAGAAGTGACCGCAGTACCATATGCACCACCCTGAAGTGTGTAGGTGTATGGATTAACAATACCCTTGCGTGCGTTTGTGGTCGCTTCGTGTGCGTCAAGAGGAACTCTATCGAAGTTGGTCTTGGTGCTTACGAGGGCTCCGCTTGCGTCCAAGTCAGCAGATCCGACTGTAACATCAACACCTAAAGTAATTCCAATGGCTCCTATGGCGCCGGCGCTATAATCAGCAGAGGCTCCAGTGAGTCCAGAGAATCCAAAGATACTCTCAAACTCACCGACTCCATCGTCGATCTTGATGTAATCTGAGTTGGCGATTTGATACTTGTAGTAAAGTGCAGTTCCGTTGTCGTCAACTGCGTTGATGATTGAACTCATTCCCTCGTAAAGTTCTAAGACAGAACCACTAGGACCATAAACACCCTTGCGATCAATAACGGCGAGTGAAAGTTCATCACCACTAGCACCGAAACGAGCAGCATATGAGGAAGTTGCTGGTCTGAATGTAAATGCGTCAGTGGTTGTTCCTGCGTCATATGTCATACCAGCAGTTACGACTTGAATTTCAAGAGCGCCGTTAACCTGTGCGCCTTCATCCTTTGATCTGAATGTAAAGAATGTTGGTCCACCGGGGTATTCCGCAGTCAAACCAGCAGAACCAGAAGTTGCTCCTGATCCTGCGACGTTTACGACTGTTAGGTTGTTTCCGTACTGTAGGAAGTTATAGCAGGTCCACCAATCGGAGCCATAACGCTCAACGCTTGGAGTACCAAATGTTTCCTGTAGTTCCTTGACACTACTGATTAAAATACGTTCGTTGACTGGTCCCTTGTCGAAACGACCGACAAAGGCAGCGGGTGTAGTAGCGACAAGTGATACGATACCCGAGAAGTCTCGTTCGGTAACGTCTACACTGGGACTTAAAGTAAATGCCATTTTCTGTTCTCCTTAGATACGCTGCGTAATCACTTTATTTATACTTTTACATATTTAGAAAAGACCACTATCATTGGTATTCTGATCAGAATACCATCTATCTTTTCCATCCCAAACGCTGTCTTCTCCACCAGCATCACTAATAAATCCAAAGGGAGACATATCTTCTTCTAATTGTTCTATGTCTTCTTTGTATATATCTGTTCTAACGTCAACGTCTGTGAGGTTCTTGAAATACTCTTGTCGTGTGAGCCACCCAAACAACACTAAACACATCACCAAATCGTCGTGGTGTCCATCATCTGCCTCATATGACTGTTTTTTTGCCACAAACGTGGTGAGTTCTCCCACGATTTCTTGATCTTCTACTAGTAGTTTGTCTTCTTCTATAAGACTCTTCAACACAGAACAGCCTAGTTTCTTGACCACCTGTGATGTCCGAACACCAAACTGAACTGTTCCCTTACCGAAACCACCACTAATGGTCTGTCCCTTTCTGCCTTGGTGGGAACACATCAACACGTTTTCATACTCAAGATCTGAGTACAAAACGTCTGCTACCTGACCACCGATATCGTTAATCTCAACCAGGCAGAATGCGTTGTTATACTGCTCTGCTAGTCTCTTAACGACGGTTGGGTAAACCATAGGTGAAATAAGGTTGTTTCTAAAGCGTGCTACAACTTTATATGGGGGATTTGTTATGTCAATCACACAGAACGCACTGTAGTCCTTTCCCTGACCTCTGGAGGTATCCACAGTGATCACATAGGTATGTCCCTCTACAGGATCATCATAAACACAAAGTCCATCTGCGTTTTTGATCTTAGGCTTCACCCAAGCAAGGGAGTGAATCTTGTGTGAGGATATCAAGGTGTTACTGGAGCCGATGAAGTCACACTCAAACTCTGACTGGAACTGCTGCTCGCTGGTGTTGGCAATGGTTTCATTCATCCATGCCTCATCACGGAGAGGACCGCCTGGATACTTAGGAACCTGAGACCAATGGACCTCGATCGGAATATATTCATTCTTTCCAGACTCTCCCACCTCCTTGATGGCGTGCTTCCAATAATGATAGAACATGTTCAGTCCATTTGGAGTGGATACCATAAGCACCTTTGTGTTCTGTCCAGATGTCACGGTGGGATATACAGAACTAAAGAACTCTTCGGCAATATTATTTGGAACGTGAGCAAATTCGTCAAGGAAGATCATGTTAAACGAACCACCACGAATGGCAGATGATGATGTAGCAGAAGCAAGAACCTTGGATCCATTCTCTAGAATGATAGATCCCTTGTTCCATTCCACAATCCCTTGCTGTAGCCATAGGGGTAGATACTCGTATGCAAGTTTAAGACGAGATAGAATCTCGCGGGAGGTAGCCTGCTTGTTGGCGAGAATACCAACAGTCATTGACTGGTTGAATAAAATGTAGTGGAGAATGTAGGATACAATCGTGGTTGATTTACCGCTCTGTCTCGGTAATTTGGCAATCACAAAACGATTATTGTGAACCTTATTGATAATATCTTCTTGATAATCGTAGAGTTCAAATGGAATCAAACCCTCATCTAGAGAGACAACCTTAACATACTCTTTGATAAAGTAGTTTGGATCTTGGGCACACTTCATGTACTCTTTGACTTGCTTTTTTGTAAAGTTCTGTTCACGCCCCGACTCTTTTAAGTTGGGGTTTCCCAGATAACCACTTTTCTTATCCGTCATCCTTTGGTTCATCCACTAGTTCACTAACGATCTTCTTCGTGCTTCTATTGGCATTAATCAGGTTCTGTAACTCTGATGTTGATCCAATGAAGATTGAATTGTTAGTTGTTTCATTATTTTCAACTTTGGTGACTTCAACATCCTTGACCTTCTTATGAATGTCAATAAGATCTTTGTTCACATCTGCAACAGTCTTGATGAGTTGTGCAACGACTTCATATGCCCGAGGATGCTCACCCTCTTCTGCTACGTTCATAATCCCCTGAATGGCGTCCTTACCGTTGTCGATAAGATCCATTAGGTTCTTTCGTGTAGCAAGATAGTCCTTC